AGTCAGACGAAATGGTCGGACAGTCGGACACATGACGCCCCGCCCACAAAAACGCCGCCGAAAAAGTCGGACAGTCGGACAGCCCGGCCCGGCCCGCAATCCAGCCCCGGCCCGCCCCGCAATTTTTGCCGAATTTTGCCGCCGGCATATATGCCCTGGTTCCGGCTTGCTGTAGTTTTTCCCGGTTGATATAATAGAGTTAGAAAAACGAAAGGGGGCACATATATTGGGTATCCGTGAAGATATAGAACAGAAAACGGCCGAAGAAATTGCAAGCAGGCTGATTTTTGACGGGCGAGTATCTGATGAAGACATTGCCGCCGGTTGTGGACTCACGCCGGAGCGGGTTCAGGAACTCATATCCGAGGTGGCACACGAGACCCGGGAGCTGCTGCAGGAACTGCGAAAAATGCTCTTTGATATCCGAAAACCGGAGATATCAGACGAGGACCGGCGGGACATACTGCTGCAGATTATAATGCTACTGCGGCTGATGATTGATAATGAGGTATGTGAGGAACCGGAACAGGCAGAGATTCGCGATTATATCAAATATTACGACGCCGCCGATATCCGGCTTACACTGCTGCCAGTTTATCCAGAGAGTGAAGATTATACGCTGCTGTATCATGGACAGGAATTTGTTCATAATTTTATGAATTCAATGTTTTTAAACAAATTAAGGGAGGGCCGCCATGGATTACGACCAGGCAACAAAAACCGCTGAAAAATTGCTGCGAATTGGTACACTATCATACAAACAGATTTCATATGCAAGCGGCATCCCGTTATGGAGTATCCGCGAGATACAGTCTGAAATGAATATGGAGCGCCGGCGCCTGCTGCATGTATTGCGTAAAACTATGCTGGAAATTGGAGGCGGCATCCACGGCGCAGCAATAAATGAGGAGAAATTACACGACCAATTTATGTCTTTTGTAGAGACATCACAGGCCCTCATTTACGGTCGGGCAATTACAGAAGAGGAGCATGACGACCTCTGGGAGTTCATCTGCGATATTGACGGTTCAGACCTGGATGAATTCCTGGCAGATTTCGTATGCGGCCCGGAAGATTCCGAGGTTAAAATCATGACCCGCGCTTATGGTGTACTGCATAGTATATATGCCGAAATGCTGATTAAACATTATGACTCCGAAAACATTACGCCGGAAGATGACAGAGATTATGAAGAGGACGAGGAAGAGCCGGCAGAGGACACCCCCGGTGGTGAGTGGGAGGTGTAACCGATGACCGAAAAAGACGGCAAATTTATTATGACGCAAGAGGAACATGATGAGGCAATAAATCTTTGCGAGCAGCTGGCATATGCCGGCGGACTCTCTTTGAGAATGATGGCGCAGGCCACCAGGCTGGAGTCTTGGGAGGTTTACAGCGTTGAGCACGATATTATACTGTTGAAAAATTCTAGGCTGCAAGAATTGAGGGAGGTTATTTATGATATTGATGATACTAACTGTGATTTGGAGTATTTACAATATTCGTTATATAATGTTGTGTACTGGTCTCAGATGCTCTTATATAACCGCGAGGTCACCAATGCAGAGATAGAGGCGGTGAGAGCATACTGTACATACGATGACGCCAGCGTATACGAAGAACTGAAAATTATATCCCATTATGCCTCTTTGCCGGATGCGGAATTCATACATAAAATCCATACATATATCAATGATGTATATGCACACATTCTGCGGCATACATACGACGCCGCCGATTAAAGCCAAAGGTGCACACTATAAAAGGTGTGCACTCTTTTTTTTATGTGTACACTTTATATCTGTCCACACCCCGCTGCCGCGCCCAGATTGGCCTGCCGGCCTCATAAAGTGTACACACTAGCACACACATTTTCGCCGCGTTTTTGTGTATACATTAGCGTATGCATAAAATATGCCGGAAAACGCAATATGTATATCAAAAAAAGTGTACACCCTAGCGTATGCATACAAGTTCTGCATTGCTGCCGGCAAAACATACGAAAAAGTGCACACCTATACTGACTCACTTCCTGCTTGTTTTTGTGTATACCTTTACCCCCTCTTTTTCTTTCTTTTTTTTTATTTTTCTTCAAAAAAGTGCACACCCTAGCCGGACACTATAAATGCGGGCAGCCTCTTCAAAAAGTGCACACTTATATGTATGCACATAACGAGCGGGCAGCAGCCGGCAGTATATATAAAAAAGTGCACACCTATATATACATATAAAATATGCGGTTTTATGTACTGTATATATAGTACACAATCCCGCTGCCGCGCCCAAAATCCTGCTGCCGCACTCAAATTGTGTATACCTATATGTATACTTTTAAAACAGGTATGCACACGCATTTTGCTGGCAAAAACGATTTTTTATGTGTACACTAGCCAGCACACACCCCGCTGCCGCGCCCAGGCCCCGCCTGCCGGCCTCAGAACCCCGCTGCCGCGCTGACCTTACATAAATAAAGGTATGCACTTTTTTTTAGCTCTTTTTTTTCAAAATATTTTTCATTTTTATTTTTTTTCGGCATATTATATGTGTAAGACGAAAGGACGGCGGCGTTAAAAAGCCGCTTGTCTGTGGGGTTTTGGGCATTCCTCCTATTCGTGCCGGGTTTTCCCCGCCCGCCGCCTCTCCAAATCTGCGGCGGAAAGTCTTACATTTCTTACGTGACGAGGTCTCAGCGGTTCAGGTATGATACCAGCCGTTGGGGCTGTTTTTTTTTGCTCTTTTTGGCTCTTTAGTATATTTTTTCTCTTATTTTAATGTTTCTTTTGTGCGTTTTGTATAATTTTCTTTCGGCTTTTCTTTCTGGTTTCTTTTGTGTGTTCGTTATGCGGCCCCTTGTTTTGGTGTGTACATTATGAAGAAACCGGCAGCAGCCCAGCCGGCAGGGGTGATTGTGGTGGTGAAATCTGTGTTGTGAGACGAAAGCCGCCAGGCTTTCATTAAAAGGAGGACTTAATCCATCCGGGCAGAAAAAAAAGAAAAGTGTGCAAATGGCTTTCAAAGGTGTGCACATTTATTGGAAATATTTTTCGCACTCAAAGTTCCTCTTTTGGTCTGTGACAGATTGAAAGTGTGATTCTGGTAAAGCAAGATTACCAGATTGGAATGCGGTGTTGTTTCTTGCGTGATATACATAATAAAAAGATGCACACGCAAGGGTGCACATCTTTATTTCGGCGCATGATATAGACCGCCGAGCAGGTGAGACTGTATCAGGTGCAGCTCATCGAGCGTAATCTCATTACAGGAGAATGCGAACTTTGCATCCGAGTATATGGCGGCAGCCAGGCCCTGCAGTTCATAAAAGGTATCATCATCTGGGTGTGTAAGGTATGCATCTTTTTTACTTATAAGATAGTTGTAATCGCTGTTGTTAGTCCAGTCTAACAGTTCAATCAGTTCTGATAGTTCTCTCATAAAATTTGCCCCCTTTCTTTTTATTATACATCCAGTGGTTGGTGTACACAATGGAAAAGCTGGCCCGCAGACCAGCTGACCCTGGCAGAAACCGCCCGATATACACAGCGGCAAGCCGTTTTTTATTATTTATTTTATTTTGCATATTAACAGTAAATAAAAATAATCAAAAAAAGATTACGCTAGACCAAGCGTGTGCCGGACGTAGGCACGAAGGAGAAAGGATGAAGAAGAAAAACTATGAGAAAAGTTATGAAAGAAATAACGAAGAACCGGTTTTAACACCGGAGCAAATTATAAGAAGGAATGAGATTTCCACAGCGCTGTGTCAGGAAATCCTGAATGCAAAGCAGGTATATAAGAGCAGCCAGGATTTTTATAACAGTAAGGAATGGAAAACGGCAAGGGCAATGACGCTTGCCCGTGATGGTCGTATGGATGTCTGGGAGTATCTGATATCTGGCCGCATTACATACCCGAAGAGGGTAGATGTACACCACATAGAGGAACTGATAGAGGCACCTAAACTCAGGAGTTCTCTGGACAATTTGGTTACAGTATCGCATGAGAATCACAGATTGATTGACGCACTATATCACAAGGGAAATAAGAAGCTTATACAAGATATCCTGAAAGAGTATGTGAAGGAGAGGAACGCACTGTTCTTTTCACATGAAGAGGAAACAGAGGAAAAGGAAGAAGAGGAAGATGTGAGCGGCGAGCAGCTGTCACTCTTTGATTTCGGCTACGATTTCGGAGGCATAGCATGATTAATAAAATCTGTAGCAGATGCGGACGTATACTGCCGGTTGGTGAGCGGTGCTCATGCCAGCCGGCTTATCGGCGCGACTACAATAAATTCAGGCGAGATAAAAAGATTCAGCAGTTCAGAGCATCCGCCGAGTGGCGGGCAATGAGGCAGCAGATAATAGAACGAGACAATGGGACAGACCAATATGTTCTACATACTACGGGAGCATTGAGGCCTGGCTTTTCTGTGCATCATATCATCCCGCTGAGCGATGACTGGAGCCAGAGATTGAATCCGAATAATCTGATTTGCTTATCAGATGACACACATGCGAGCATTGAATACAGATACAAGACAAAACATAAAGAGGATATACAAAGAGAATTGTTTGCGATTGTGGAGCAGGTGACGGCGGCGCGAGCTGCCGGCGATTGAAGGCGGGGGGGCATCAAAATGTTGAAAACATTTTGCCCTTGAAGCCCATAGTCCCGGATTCGTGCGCAAATTTCCGAAATAAACCCGTTTTTGGGAAAAATAACAAAAATAAATGGAGGTGAAACATTGTGAGTTCACGAAAACCGATTGAATTACATACAGGGCATAGAACCAAGGCAGAAATTGCAACTCAGGAGTTAGAGAACCAAGCGGCAACCGGGCCGAGGTCCTGTTTCTCTGGTTCACCGCCAAAGGACCTGATAGACAAGATTGCCCGGGCAGAATGGAAGCGAGTAACGAAGATTTTAGAGGATATGGAGATAATCGGGGACCTGGATTATTACGCCCTTATTGGTTACTGCAATGCGTTTTCATACTACCGGAGAGCAACAATGGAACTGGCAGACAAACCGCTGACAGTAGAAACGGAGCGCGGAACAGTTAAGAACCCTCTGATTAATGTGCAGGATACATTTGCGAACCAGATGCGAAATTTTGCCATGAAGGCCGGTCTTTCTATTGATACTAGGCTGAAGCAGGCTGCATTAAAGGTGAAAAAAGAGACGGATGATTTAGAGGGTGAATTTGGAGACATCTAGTATGACAAGAAAAGAAATTATAAAAAGATATGCTAAAAAGTGTATAAACGACGAAATACCGTCATGCGTAAAGCATAAATGGGCCTGTGAAAGAGCCCTAAAAGATTTTCAAAGAGAGGCAAACGACCCGTATTATCCATATTTTTGGGATGAGGCCGCGGCAGAATTGATTGTGTCCTGGTTCAAAAACCTAAGACACAGCAAAGGTGAATTGGCGGGGCAGACTATTAATTTGACAGAATGGCAGCAGTTTCATCTGTGTCAGCTATACGGATGGAAACGAAAGAAAGACGGTCGGCGAAGATTCAAAAAAATGTTTATTGAGGTTGCCAGGAAAAATGCGAAATCGCAAGAGCTCGCGGCCATTTGTTTAATGGAGATAAGTTACACCAGTACGAAAAACAACGAGGTTGCCGAGGCATATACAGCAGGTGTAAAGCGTGACCAGTCAAGGATTGTATTTAATGAAGCCGCGTTGATGTTAAAAGGCTCAAAATTAAGACCAAAATTTAAGATAACGAAAAGCAGGATTGAACATATAAAAACCGGTTCTTTTATTAGACCTCTCAGCAAAGATGACGGAAGAAACGGCTCGGGAGATGGGACGAACCCATCGTGCCTTGTGGTCGATGAGTACCATGCCCATATGACCTCTGATTTTGTAGATTTAAGTATCGGTTCAAATACGAAAGAGCCCATTCTCTGCGTCATAACCACGGCCGGAACCAATTTTGGTCCCTGCTTCAGAGAATACGAGTTTTGTGGAAATGTACTGAACCCGGATGTTGATATTGAAGACGAAGAATATCTCATTGATATCTGTGAACAGGACAAAGAAGAAGTTGACGACCCGCGGCTGCTGAAAGATGAAAAGCGATGGATTAAGAGTAATCCTATCAGGGCAACATACCCGGAAGGTATTGAAAAAATCCGTACTACATACGAGAAGGCATTAAAGGTTCCAGAAGATATGCCGATGTGTCTGACAAAGAATTTTGATATCTGGGTACAGGCAAAAGCGGGCGCCTATATGGATATGAGTAAGTGGAAGCGCTGCGAGGTGAAAGAGCTACCAGTTGACATAAGAGGGCTTCAGTGTGTTATCGGCGTTGATATGTCTGCGAAGATTGACCTTACGAGCGTCTGTTTTGTAATTCCGTATCAGGACGAAAACGAGCAGGACGAGGAAGGCGCCCCGGTTACAAAATATATCATTTTGCAACATAGTTTTATTCCGAATAGAGATATTTTGCGGGCAAAAGAAATTACCGATAAATTCCCCTATACGGCGAGCGAGATGAAGGGCGAGCTATCCGTAACCGATTCTGAGATTGTAAACCAGAAGAAAATTATGTTATGGGCGTTAGATAAGGCTAACGAACTGGGGCTTGAAATTTACGGCTGGGCCTGTGACCCGTGGAATTCTGCATATTTTATGACAGAGCTGAGTGAGAGGAAACATAACGTTTTTGACGTATCGCAGACATACGGCGGATTATCCGAGGCAACCAAGGCTTTCCGTGAGGAGGTCTATCAGAAACATGTATTATATCAGCCGGACAGTCTTTTGAATTTCTGCATGCGGAATGCAGTAGAAAAGAGCAGTGATGGCAAGATTATGATTGACAAGGACCGGAAGACACGCCGAATTGATATCATTGATGCGATTATTAATGCCTTTAAGATTGCCCGTTACATCAAGCAGGACGCCTACACCAGACAGCGAGCAAACGCCGCCCTGGATGCATGGATGAAGACTTTGGACGCCCTGTAATGGAGGTACTAAAAAATGAGCAAGAAAAAGAAACAAAAAAAGAAAATAGAGAACAGTTCAAATATGTCCTCTGGCCGTTATATATCAACTAGCGAAAAGGGCATTTTGGATTGGCTTGGAATAGACAGCGAAAATATCCCGCGCAATGCTCTCAGCCAGACTACATATTATACCTGTATTAAGACATTGTCTGAGGCTTTGGGGAAAATGCCGCTGAAACTGTATCAAAGGACAAAGGATGGCATTCAGCGTCATACAATGACAGATACGTTGAGGCTGTTGTCCCTGCGGCCGAATGAGTACATGAGCAGTACAATTTTTTGGACACTCTGCGAAATGTGCTGCCAGCACTACGGAAACGCATTCGTATGGATGGATAGTGCAATCCAGCCAAAGGGCATGGGATACCGATATATAGTAAAGGGCTTCTATCCTATGAGTCCAGAATGCGTCAATGTCATTATAGATAACGTAGATAACGGAGAGGGTAAAGGTCTATTTGGTACAACCGGGAACCTCTATTATGAGTACACAAACCCGGATACGGGGGAACAATACCTGCTAAGAAATGATGAAGTCCTGCATTTTAAGACCTGGTACACAAAGGATGGCATCCTTGGTCTTCCGGTAAGAGATATCTTAAAGGAGACTATAGATGGGGCAGGGGCTGCTTCCTCTTACGAAAATTCACTGTATAAAAATGGCATGACGGCCAGACTTGTTCTGCAGTATACCGGAAATTTTGACGATGACAGGATAAAAGAGATACAGCGAAAATACGGTGACAAACTCACCGGGGCAAAAGCTGCCGGAAAGGTTATCGCAATTCCGGCAGGATTAACGCTTACCCCGTTAAATATGTCAATGGTGGATGCAGATTTTGCAAATCTGCGAAAATATAGCGCCCTGCAAATTGCCGCTGCATTCGGCATAAAGCCGTCAAATCTGAATGATTATGAACACAGCAAATATGCGAGCAGTGAGGCGGAAAGTATTGCATTTTTATCAAATTTTTCTTACAGACTAAAAATGTATGAAGACGAGATAAACGCGAAGGTTTTAACCCCTAGCGAGTGCAAGCGTGGCTATTACTATAAATTCAATGAGCAGGCAATCCTGAGGACCGACAGTAAGACGCAGTCAGAAATTCTGCGAAATTACGTTGAATGCGGAACATATGCACGAAATGAGGCAAGAGATTTTCTGGATATGCCGCATAAAGAGGGCGGTGACGAGCTGCTGGTTAATAGTGCGTATATCCCGGTTACCTATGCTGTACAAAATACCAACAATGGAGGTAAGGACAAATGAAAACAGTAGATATACGAGGTGAGATTACCTCAAATTACATTGGCGGAATTTATGAGTATGCAAGAACCCATGATGAGTGGTTCAGGGCAGATTATACCTGTCCAGCAGGAGTAAAGGCCGTAATTGACTCTTTGGAAGATGGAGAAGAGTTAGAGGTTATTGTAAATTCAGGCGGAGGAGATGTAATGAGCGGTCAGGAAATCTATGCAATGCTGAAAAAGGCATCTGCGGCCGGTCATAAGACTATATGCGAAATCCAGTCACTGGCAGCAAGCGCCGCAAGTATGATTGCATGCGCATGTGATGTTGTAAGGATGAGTTCTACGGCCTGGTTTATGATACACTGTGCATCCTCATATGCGGAGGGCAATCATAGAGATATGGAGCATATGGCAAAGGTCTTAAGCACCGCAGATGAGGCAATCGCTCAGGCATATGTAGATAAGACCGGAGCATCTGAAGAACAGGTTTTGAGGTGGATGAATGACGAGGACGAGTTTTGGATAAGCGCAAAAAGATGTGTTGAACTGCATTTTGTAGATGAAATCATCCGAGATAATAACCGCCCG